GCAGGCAATGCAGCGAATACAACAGGCCGCCGACGATGTGAGCAGCGCAAGAGCGGAGACTATCGCACGCACAAATATCACGGACGCATATAATCAGGGCCGTCTTGAGCAATTTTCAGAACCTGGAATGAAGAAGTTTTTGCGAGGCATCAAGTATTCGGCAATCCTCGATTCTCGTACTACGCCTATATGCGAATTCCTGCATGGCAAATGCTTTGAGGCAGGAGACGACGCACTTCAACAATTCCTGCCGCCCAATCATTATAATTGTCGATCTGTTATTGTCCCTGTGATGATAGATACGCCAGCCAGTGAATTGGAGTGGATAACTGATGCTGATATTGAAAAGGCGCGGCAACTGGCCGACCCGAATTTTGTATGAGGTGAAGAATGATAAAACCTTGTGGTGATAAGTTTTGCGTATATGATTCGACTGGAAAGAAGTTGTTAGGCGAGCATCCAACGGAAGCGGAGGCTCAACAACAACTCGCCGCTATCGAATCTAACAAGTCGCATAGCATAAACGATGTGGAAATTTTCGCCACCGGTAAACACAATGGCGATACATATACCGATGCGGACCTGGAAAATATGGTATCCGCATTCAACGAACTCGACTTCGCGCCAGCCGTAAAGATCGGCCACACGAAGGAGACGGGCGGGCTGGCATATGGCTACCTGTCTAATCTGCGCAAAATTGGCGGAAAGTTAATAACTGATATCACAGATATGCCAAGAAGCGTATATGAATCTGTGAAAGGTAAGCAACTTGGGCGCGTGAGTGCCGAGGTCTATTGGAACATGGAGCGCGGCGGGAAAAAGTATCCGCGCGTTCTTGGCGCGTTGGCGCTTTTGGGTCAAGAGATCCCAGGGGTGGCCGGTTTGAAGCCATTGCATAAGATGTTTTCGGATGGCAATGGCGAAATGAAAATTGTTGAATATGAAAAGGAGCCTCCCATGGCTGAAGACTTGAAAACCTACGCGGCGCAGGTTGCGGCCCTGGAAGCGCAGGTAAAGGAAATGAAGGCCGTCGCCGCGACGCAAGCAGCCGATTACGAAGCAAAGCTTCAATCGTCTAATGCGACAATCGCAAAATTGATTGCCGATGGCGAAGAGAAGAAGGCGAAAGAATTCGCCGATTCCATCAAAATCCCGGCACTTCGCCCATTGCTGAAAGCTGTATTTTCGGCAGTGCAAGGCAAGGCCGAGACCATCAAAATCTACAGCGCCGACGGAAAGACGTCGGAAGACAAGACGCTTGAAACCGTTATCGCCGACATTGCGAAGTTTGTAAACGAAAAGGCTGATGTTCTGTTTTCGACTCAGACCAGTCACAAGGAATCGTCGAGCGATTATTCCAACGCGGGCGCTGAAGTAGATCGCCTTGCAAAAGCGGCCATGAGCGAAAAGAAGCTTGATTACGGCGCCGCCGTAGCATATATCCTGTCGACTAACAAAGACCTGGCCGTTGCTTATAACGCCCAGGCCGCGCAATAAGGAGCAACGAAAATGGCTGCATATAAAGACCTCGAAACTTTTACCATGACTGCTGCGGCGGACCTTTCTGGCCTGCAATATCATATTGTCCGGCTGAGCGCCGCTAAAAACATGAACGTTGCGAGCGACGCTACTAACAGTGCGTTAATCGGCGTTCTGCAAACTGTCCCGCAGGCGAACGAATGGGGCACCGTAGCTGACGGCGGCATTAGCAAGGTCGTGGCAGGCGGCGCAATTACCGTTGGCGATATCCTGACATGCAACGGTTCTGGCCGTGCCGCTACTGTTGCCTCGGGTCAGGTTGCTTTTGGTCGCGCCCTGGAAGCCGCAACTGCAAATGGTGACGTGATTACCGCGCGTCTTATGACCCCCGTGCGCTGGTCTGGCGCCGCTTAATAACTGAGGAGATTTTACAATGGCTACTGGTCGTCAACTACACATAGATGTTCCGCTTACTAATATGACGGTCGCCGCATTCAATAGCGGTATGGACCAATTCATCGCGCAAAAGGTATTTCCGGTCGTCCCGGTGGACAAGCAGAGTAATAAATATTACACGCTGACCGCTGATGCATTTTTGCGCCAACATGACACCCGCCGTTCGCCTAAGAGTGTTGCTAACAAGGTTGAATTCAGCGTGTCCAGCGATTCGTATTTTGCGAACGAATACGCGCTTGGCCATGACATTCCGCTGCAAGATTTGGCGAACGCTGATACTGCGTTGACCGTTCGTCAGAACGGCACCACCCTGGTACAGCTCGGCTTGTTGCGTGACCTGGAAATTCGCGTCGCGAACAAGATCACTAGCGGCACTAACTTGGGCTCGTATGTATCACTGTCTGGCGCGGCTGGCGCATGGAAGAATTTCGCCAATAGCGATCCTATCGGCGATATCACGTCCGGTCATGCGTTTATCCGTAATGGTACCGGCCTGATGGCGAATACGCTGATTCTTGACTACGATACGCTCACTATTGCTCGTCGTCACCCCGCTTTGCTGGATATGTATAAGTACACCTCCGGCGGCGAATTGACTGACGCGCAATTGATGCAGGTATTTAAGGTCCAGCAAATTTTGTCGGGCAATGGCGTTAAGTCGGTCGCTATCGAGGGACAAACCTCCTCCATCACCAACATTTGGCCTAATTGCGCGGTGCTGGCTCGCATTGAAAATGCCGTCAGCTTGCAAACTGCAACGTTTGGTCTTGGCATGCGCTGGACTCCCGAAGGCTTCCCCGCACCGTTTACTGTTGGCCGCCAGGCGTTCACCGGCCCCGGTACGGCGAATGTTGAGACATTGGAAGGCGGGTATTGGCAGGACGAAAAGATCGTCGCCAAAGCCCTATCGTATGGCATTTTGAATACGCTTGGTTAATAGGTGTAGATATGCAACGGATAATGATGAAAACGGTCGGCAAGTTAAAGGTCGGGACGATCTATGATTATCCGTTGCCTACTTGGCGACAGATTGCAACCACGGCAAAAATGCCGATTACCGAATTCTCGCGAAGCGTGGAAGACCATGTGACGCAAACGCTTAACGTGAATAAGGAGCAAAGGAAATGAGCAAGTATAATGCGATTGAAGGCGGGATTTTAGAATCACCGCTTTCGGTTAACGCGACATCGCGGAGCACTATTTGGTCTGGCATTACTATTTTGGCGAGCGGATCGGCTACGGTAACACAATCCACGCTATCAGTCAAAAGTGACTCGCTAGTATTGCTTGGCATCCAAGGGCCGACCAATGCTAATAGCGGTAATGGCATGTCGGTCGAAGTGCGATCAATCAGCCAGGGAAATTATTTTATTCTCGGCTGGTCCGATGGTATTGCGCAACCGCGTAGCGTTAACGTTCACTGGATGATCGTTAATCAAACGCCGTAAGGGGTGATTTATGCCTGTAACTGCGACATATACCATTATACCATCGGGATCGACAGTATCGTCAGCCGTAATTATGACCTACGCCGAGCAAGCAACTGTATTATTTCCAACGGTAACAAGTGCATTGGCATTTATAGAAATCGCTGTTGATACTACGTCGGCGAATTTTGCAAGATTGCAGAATGACGTAGGGTCTGGCGCACTTACATTTGCTCTCGCCGACGGTAATAAAGCTTTTACTCTAGGCGAGCATATTATTTCAGCATTCTATGTCAGGGCAGTGACAAGTGTTGCACAAACTGACAACAGGACATTAACCTGGATGATGAGGACATAACATGAAATATGATGAAAGCTTATCGCTTTTGGAGATAGTAGAGGCGAAGATTTTCCGAGGTGATGGCGTCAGAAGTTACGACGAAATTCCGCCGGAAACTATATGCGTCAACGATTTAATTGTTACATCCGGTCGCAAATTTTTGGCTATGCGCATTAGTGGTGGGGATGCTGCGGCGAGCGCAATGGCATATATGGCCGTTGGCACGGTAACTACTGCGGCGACATTAACAGACACGACGTTGACAGGCGAAATCAAGAGAAAGGCGTTATCTACCTCAAGCAATACTGGTAACGATAATATTTGGGTTGCGGTTTCAACGTTCGGCGGTTCGGC